GATTGTAGCGGGTGCGCCTTCTGAACCGCCCGTAATAAGAGCGAGAGCGTCAAGGATACCCGTAGAAGTAGAGGCAACTGTAGCGGCGGCCAAAGGCAAAGTATCAACTGTTTCGCGGTCGGGTGCGCCAGCTACGATGTTTTTGATAATACCCGTAAAGCTCGCATATGGTGCATCCTCTCCGAGGTCTTTTTGCCAGTTACCAGCCCAAATGTTGTGCTCTACGCCTTCAGCAACCTTTGCGGCTACGTACTGAGCAGCGAAAGAAGTGAAGTCAGCGGGAGCCGCTGAAGATTGTCCACGCATCTGCATACCTTCCCACGTAGCGCGAAGGTCTTTGTTGCATACCTGCTCGTTTACTTGGAGGGCGGTAGCTTCCAGAACCGCTTCGCCCAAAACCAACGGATTCGATTCCCCTGGTGTAAAGGTGCAAGTAGCGGCGGCCATACTGACCCCTGAGAATTTGCGGAGAACCGCTTTACTGTGTACGTTTTCAATTGTTGAAACGTAACCATTCGCGATTGTGTCCGCAGACAAAACCGCAGCAGCCACGTAGGGACGCGCCGCTTCGCCGGCGTATGTGCCGACATTAACTGTAGCGTTAGCCATTATTTAGAAAATTGGTTGTGGATCGCGGCGACGCGCTCCTGGATTGATAAACTTTTCAAATCGACGGGGGCAGGTGCCTCCATCTTTGGAGCGCGTGAGAGGCTCTTAGTAGCCTGCTTACTCAACTCCGTAATCTTTGCATCGCGCTCTTCGATTTGTGAAGAGAACTCCGCCTTCGTTGCTTCGATAGCTTCGGCAATCATGCCGGCAACTACTTCGCGTGTCAACACCTCAGAAGATGCTTCAACCTCTTTCGGCTCTTCGGACATTTCTTCTTCTTTGTCCTCCTCCGCTTCAACGGCTGGTTCTTCGGAGGCTTCGTTTACTTCAACGATAGCACCCTCTGCAACTACGAGCATTGAGCCGTCTTGCAAAGTGTACTCGCCATCCGGGAGAGGGATTTGTTCGCCTTCGTCATTTACTACGAAAACGGAAGCACCGACCGCGAAAGAGTCCGCCTCGGTTTGGATTTCTTGCCCGCTGTCCAGCGTAGCAACTGCAAATTTTACCTCCGCATTCTCTTCGACTGATAACTCAACAGAGTACTTTTCGAAAATGTCGGAGATGCGTTCTTTAAGTGTCATCTTCGAGGGATTTTTTATATAACGATTTACTTGCCTTGTTCCTTACTCAACCGCTCCTCCAGGTACTCGAGTGCCATCTCAACCTCTACCGCCCACAGCAACTCCAGCTCTGTAAGTTTCGACTTCGCCCAACGTAAGCCCGCCTTGCCTCCCCACAACAGGTAAGAGATAGTCCCGCATTCGGTCGTTGAATTCGGATCGTAATACTCTTCCGCCCGTGAGAGGTACGAGTACATTCGCTTAATAGTCTCTTCTGAGATGGGCTCGCCTTGTGCGAGTTGTTGGGCGCGTACCTTGCCCGTCTGAGTAGCGCATTTATTGTCTTGGTTCTCGTTCAATTCGATGCCCCTCTTTGCGTTGTTCTTCACCGCGTCGGGGTAATCGCTGTAGGACTCCATATCTACGCGCTTTCCCTTCTTATATCGCTTGTCTTCCTTGACGGTGGCCTTTGCCATCTCGTACTTATTCGCGAAGTACCCCTCAATAGAGAAGCCCTTCACGCTGCCCTCCTTTACGAACTTCTCCCAAATAGCATCGTTCTCAACCTTCATTGAGACCATCCACGTACCAACCGGGACTTCAAGCCCGTACATACGGGATTTGTCTTGCTCGCCCTCTACGATCCAACTCTCTACGACGTGCAAGCCGTTAATCTTGTGTTCGTGTTCGAGGGTGGCGTTCGCTTGGTTACCGTTCTTAAAGTAAAGCTCCATAGCCCGGCGAACCGTCTTCTTTGAAAAGTAAACGTAATACTCTTCTTCACCATTACGGCGATAAATCGGCTTATCTGGAATGAGGGCGGCACCCATTACGATACGCTTCTCTTCGTCCTGCGTTTTGAATTGCAAGAGTTGCGAGTTCATCGCTATGAAGTCCGACTCAATGGCGGGTTGTTCTACGAGTGAGATAGCGTCGATTCCGTAGAGTTCCGCTTCTTCATCAATTACGAGTTCTAAAATATTCATCCTACGAGTGAGGCTTGGTCATTAATACGTTGGTTGGCTTGTTGGGCGGTGGTGACTTCGGACGAGACGACATAAGTACGGAATCCCGTTTGTCCTGCTCCACCTCCTAGAAATCCGAGGTCGAGTTGTGGGGTAGTCGGTGCCGATGGTCCACCTCCGGTGGATATGCCGGAGTAAGCGTTTGTTTCTGAAGTGGCTTGCTTTTCAAATTTGGTTGCTTTTATCGCTTTGACGTTATTAAATCCTGCTGCTACAGCAGCTGCGGCGGCAGCAATACCTAAACCGGGGCCAATAATTGGAATGCCGGCTAATGATTTAAAAGCCTGAGTCGCCCCTTCATAGGTTGATATGATAGTTTGAGCAATTTGAATCTTCTTACCGCGTTCAAATTGTTTCTCTCCTTCCTTGTCCTGAATTTTTGCGAGTTCGTTTGCTTGGTCTAATAACCGGGCTTTTTCGTTTTCATCTGTGGCTTCAGCGGCTTGTTCCAGGAGGCCATCAATTCGAGATTGCCTTTCAATGTTAGCGGCTCCAAATGAATCGTTTAAGGCTGTCAGGGTGTCGAGGGTTCCTTGAGCAAGTTCTAAACTTTGCAAGCCTACCAATTCTACACCGTTCAAAAAGTCCTCAAGCGTCTCACGATTTAGGCGGCGTTTAGTTTCCTCCGCAGTTTCCGTTCCGAGTACCTGTTGAGCAAGATTTGTTGTACTTACCTGGAGGGTCTTATCCGCTGTTTCTTGAGTTACGGTAAGCGTTTCTAACTCTTTGGCTTGACGCTCTTCCATAGCCTTAACCGTCTCGTTCGCCAAATCAATTTCCGCTTGCAGTTGTTGCCGCGTTAAATTAATAGATTCGAGCTTGAGGGTATTGAGTTTGTTTTGGAGCGTGGTTTGCATTTCCAATGATTCCGAAGTCAACTCAAAAATTCGAGCCTCAAGTTCTGCTTGCCGCTGTCTATCTTCTTCTGTTGAGTTTCCTAAATCATTTTGCGCTTTTAGAATCTGGAGTTCGCTTTCTGCGTTTGCTTTGCGTTCTTCGAACAAAGCGCGTTCCTTTGCGCCCGCTTCTTCTGCGGCTGAGATACGGTCGTGAATATTTGCGGTGGTGTCTTCTGCAAGAAGGTTTAACGCTTTAATCTCCGCTCTCTCTCTTGCAGTAGTAACAAGTTGCTCTCTTTGACGATCCACAAGGTTTTGCCGTGCGCGTTCCAAAGCACGAGCAACTAAAATTTCGCGTTCTAACTCATCACCCAGCGAAGCGGTTGCATCCTTGAAAGCGTTAACAGCACCCGTAGTATCCCCCGAAAAGAATTTGAAAACGGCCTCCCCAAACTTCGAAACGCGATCAACGACAACTTGAACCCCAGCCGAAACACCTTCGAGAATTACTTTAAACTTTCGAGCGCCTTCAAACGATTTTGTGAAATATGTAACAACAGCACCCAAGGCAATAACAAGCGCCCCTATACCCGTTCCAATAATTGCAACCTTCGTAAGGTTCAACCCCTTGATAAAAGTTTTTACCCCTTTTGCCGCCCCGTAAAACTGAGATGCCAGCCCACCCGTTAAGCGGTCAAGGCCACCCATAACGCTTTGCCCTGTTGTTCCTAAATCCTTGACGGCATCTTGTGAGGATTCAATAGCGGAATCGAGTTGACTCGTGTCCGCTAATAGCTTCATTATTATAGATTCCTCACGAGCCATATTAAGAGGGTTATTGGGATTGCAAGAGTGATAAGCAAGAAGACAACATCAACAACCTTGAACCAAATAGGGACTCGAACCCGTTCCCCTTTGGCCTGTAGTAGCTGGATGGCCTCCCCTATATAACGGTGATTGTCAAGATTCCTCATTGCTCGAATGGTTGGTAGCAGAAGTTGTTAGTTGAATCGTAGACGTACCCGTACTTAGTGCAACAAATAGAGTTCGCCGGGCTTACTTGATCCACGACCGTACCCGCTGCATTGGTAAAGCGAATCCTTCCGTTTGCCTTGTTGATGTCGTACGGTATTAACGCGCAATCTCGGATGTCTGATAATACCTTGAGCAACTCCACCTTGGCGAGGTCTTCGGACGTAGCGTCGTAAGAGATAGAGAGGATCCGCCAGTACGTGTCCTTGAGGTAGATCTTATCGGAAAATTCGAACGTAGCCAACTCCGAGCGCGTCAACCGGAAGAATGCGGTGAGCTTGCGAGCGTCGGAGCTATACAATTGATTAACGAACGGCCTCCAATACTTGTAGTAAAGCGTGTCAAGTGGGCTTGCTTCTATCAAGTGAAAAGGGCGCTCCGGGCCAAAACTCAAATCCTCATCCGTAACTGTTGCCTCAAAATCGGAATACTGCGAAAACACAGGGTATCGAGTTAAAGTTGTAACCGAGGTACTCGTGTCGTTGTAGTAATCAATTGTGCCTGTTTGCTGACCGTTCCAAAAGGCCAAACGCGGAAGCGGGTCTAAAATGCGCTTACTCTCTTGGTCGGTGTCTATCAACATCCTGTGAATGGCGAATTGAGTTTGCGGAATGTATGAAACCACGTGAGGAGCAAAGGGGCTTTTTATCTCCTTCGTACCCGATGCGAAATCGTTGCCCGGATCATCCACGCGGTATCGACCATATACACGAGCGGCGTTTTTAAACACGAGGTCGTTAACAAGGTCTTTTCCGTTCGAGTGCGTCCAGTCGTAGCTCCTGGATTGGAGGTCTGTCGTTGGTTGTATCGTGATGTCTTTGGACAGGTCTATTTTATTCGTCCAATCTTTCGAAGTGCCTCCGCTCATATAGTAGTTGAATGGCTCAACATATAGCTTCTTCGCGTTGTTTCTATCCGGGATAAATACGAGATTAAACATCTTTTGCAAACCAGACACAAAGTCTATTTGCTTCATCTCCGGCATATTCGCAGATACGTCTACCGTTTGCAGGCTTGACGGAAACGTTATGCTTACTATCTCAAGGCTGGTTTTTTCCTGACCGAATCCGGCACCCGTGAACGTGACGGTATGGGAACCGCCCGTATTCATTTTGTACTCGAGCCGCAGGGTGTCGTTTTCATTAAGCAAAACCCCCTGTGAGCTTAACGTATATGAATAGAAATTACCGTTGAAAACACCACCGGGTTCGTCCTCAATCGGAATCCAAACCGGAATACCATTGACGGTTACGGCAATTGTTATCTCATGGCTGGTATCGCTCATTTCTCCCAACACGTTTAACCGCAATTTATAGCGAGCCCTAAACGGTGCGGTATATGTGTCCGTTACCCATCGGCTGCCCGTGTCATAAAAAGGCGTTGTATCGCTGAGGGTAATCGGGTAATAGATGTTCGAGTTTGCAGGGCTTAACGTTGTATTGTTTTGAAAGCCCACCAATAAGGTGTATTCGTTTGGGTTTATCGTTCCAACGGGCATACGATTGCCTGGGTTCATCAACAGGTACAGATCTGAAATCTCTTCGAAGCCCGTAGAGGCATCGAAAAAGTCGCTCTCCATTGTATACCCTGCATCCGTTAGAATCTCCTCCAACAACTTAGACGCGCGGAAGTACGGCG